TGCTGCTGGGCCTGGTCGTGGCGCATATCATTGCCCTGCACGAAGTGGGTTCCAACAACCCGGACGGCGTGGAAATCAAGAAAAACAAGGGTCCTGACGGTATTCCATTAGACGGTATTCCTTTCCATCCTTACTACTCGGTGAAGGACATCGTCGGTGTTATCGTGTTCCTGTTCTTCTTCTGTGTCATCGTGTTCTTCATGCCGGAAGGCGGCGGTTACATGCTGGAGCATGCTAACTTTATTCCCTCCGATCCGTTGAAGACGCCGCAGCACATTGCCCCGGTCTGGTACTTCACTCCGTTCTACGCAATCCTGCGCGCGGTGCCTGAAAAGCTGATGGGTGTTATCGCCATGGGTGGAGCGATTGTTGTGCTGTTCCTGTTACCATGGATTGACCAGTGTAAGGTTAAATCCATTCGCTATCGCTCAGTCATCTACAAAATCAACCTGGCGGCATTTGTTGTTGCCTTCCTGGTTCTCGGCTGGCTGGGTATGGAGCCTGCAACACCTACGCTGACATGGTTGGCACGGATATTCAGTGTGATTTATTTTGGTTTCTTCGTGGTGCTGTATTTCACCTCCAAGAATGAAAAAACCAAGCCAGTTCCTGAGAGGGTTACAAAATGAAGAAATTTTTTACTGCATTTTTCCTAGCCTTTCCAGTGTTGGCCATGGCTGCCGGCGGTGGTGCGGATCTGGACCACGCGCCCATCGACCTGAAAGACACCGAGTCGCTGAAACGCGGCGCGGTTTCTTTTGCAAATTACTGCCTGAGCTGTCACAGTGCCGAGTACATGCGTTATAACCGCATTGGTCGCGACCTGGGCATGAGCGATGAAGAAGTCACCGATAAACTGATCGCCACCCGTGATGAAACGGGCGAGAAGGTCAAGGTGGGTTCGTTGATGAAAGTGGCAATGACCGAGGATTATTCCAAACAGGCATTTGGTACCAAGATTCCCGGCCTGACGGTAATTGCCCGCGCCAAGGGTGCCGATTACCTGTACACTTACCTACGTACCTTCTACCTGGATGAATCACGTTCTACCGGGGTCAATAACATCGCTTTCCCGGACGTGGGCATGCCCCATGTGTTGTGGCAACTGCAGGGTTTGCAGAAAGCCAACTTCAGGATCGAGACGGATGCGGACGGTAACGAGCACAAGGTGTTCGAAGCTATGGAAATCGTAGAGCCGGGCAGCATGAGTGTCGAGGAATATGACGCCTTTGTTGCCGATCTGGTCAACTTCCTGGTGTACATGGGTGAGCCGGTACAGCTGGAGCGCCAGAGCCTGGGCGTTAAAGTCCTTATATTTCTCTTTATCTTCGCCATTATTGCCTATCTGTTGAAGAAGGAATACTGGAAAGATATACACTAGGATTCGCTCACAGGATATCCTGCGCACAGGGAGGTGCGTCTTTGTTTTTAAATTCCACTTAGAGGCAAGTAAATCATGGCGTCAAACGCCCTCGCCAATCGTAGATCGGTAATGAATCTGTTTTCGGCACCCGAATGTCCCTATTGCCACCGGACACGTATCGTGCTGGCCGAAAAAGATATTACTTTTGAGACCATCGATGTTGATGTGAACAAGCTGCCGGAAGATCTGTCCGAGCTGAATCCATACAACACCGTTCCAACACTGGTTGACCGTGATCTGGTGCTTTATGACTCTCGAGTGATCGTTGAATACCTGGATGAGCGTTTTCCTCATCCGCCGCTAATGCCGGTAGACCCGGTTTCACGGGCCAAGACCCGGTTGGCGTTGCATCGTGTGGAAACCGACTGGTTCCCCTACATGCACGATATTCTGCATCGCGGTGAAAAAACAGCCGCCAAATCGCGCAAGATCCTGCGTGAAAGCATTACCGCATCGGCGGAAATTTTCACTGTCATGCCGTTTTTCCTGAGTCAGGAATTCAGCCTGGTGGACGCCACCATCGCGCCGGTGCTATGGCGCCTGCCGATTCTGGGCATCGATCTCCCCAAGGAGGCCAAACCGGTACTGGAATACGCTGAGCGTATTTTCAGTCGGCCTACTTTCCAGGAAGCCCTGTCCGAGGTGGAACGGGAAATGCGTCTCTAATCATAAGCCGGACCCGGGCTGCGACCCGGGTCACTGGTTTGATTTGCCCATTTATGATGAAATACCAGGATGACATCAAGTCGCCCATACCTCATTAGAGCACTGTATCAATGGATAGTTGATAATGGTGTTACCCCCTACATCCTGGTGGATGCCGCGGCTGATGGCGTTGCCGTGCCTTCGCAATATATCCAGGACAATAAAATCGTGCTCAATATCGCCCCGATGGCGGTACGCAGCCTGACCCTGGGTGACGGGGAAATCACCTTCAATGCTCGCTTCAGCGGCAAGTCCACCGACATTTATGTACCCACCGAGGCGGTGCTGGCGATCTATGCGCGGGAAAACGGCCAGGGCATGATGTTCACCGACGAGCCACACAGCCCTGAGCCGCCGGATGGGGATGATCCGGACGATTCGCCGGACAAGCCCAAATTGCGGGTGGTGAAGTAGCAATACGGCTCACACCCCACCCCACTGCAGGAATAGCGGCGTTAGAACGACTCATGAGCCAGGGTAGCAGGGTGTTATACGTATATTTATGAGGCTCCGGTAAACCCGGCAGGAATTTATCTGCTTGCTTTCCAGCTTCATTTTATAACCGTTCAGGCGCAAAAAAATGCAGGAAACCCTGATAATTGATCGCCTCATCCATGGCCAGGAGCGATCGCTAGTCGGATGGTTTTTTACGTTGACGTTTTTCCGCCAGCACAGAGCGGTAGAAACGACCCAGGTTGCGGTCCCGCGCTCTTTTCTCCGCCAGCGTTGACTTGTTCAGTGCCTGTTCCCGCATCAGCTTCAGATAACTGGACAGGCGTCGCGGTTCCAGTGTTCCCGCATCGATGGCGGCGCGTACCGCGCAACCCGGTTCATCCTCATGTCGACAGTCGGAAAACCTGCATTGCATAGCCAGTTCGCTGATTTCAGAAAATGTCTGTTCGATGCCATGCTCGCAGTCGGCCAGTTGCAATTCCCTCATGCCCGGGGTGTCCAGTAACAGACCACCGGCCGGTAGCAGGTGAAGAAAGCGTCCGGTGGTCGTATGCCGTCCTTTTGCATCGTCTTCCCGTATAGGCTGGGTGTGCTGAAGTGTCGAGCCCGCGAGAGTATTGATTAAGGTGGATTTGCCGACCCCGGAGGAGCCGAGCAGGGCGACAGTGTTGCCAGTGCCGCACCAGGGTTTAAGCTGGCTTACGCTTTCCGGACTAAGGCCGTTAACACTTACCACAGCTAACAATGGATCGATGGCCTGCACCTGTCGGCAAAATTCATCAGGATTATCACAGCAATCAAGCTTGCTCAGCACCACCACCGGTACGACCCCGGCTTCCCTGGCCATGGCCAGGTAACGTTCAATGCGATTGAGATTAAAGTCCTGGTTCAGCGAGCTGACGATGAACACCGTGTCGATATTGGCGGCGATCAGCTGGGTGGAAACCTTACTACCCGCCGCTTTACGGGAAAACAGCGAAAGTCGCTCCAGGGCTCGATGGAAATGCCCGGCCTGATCCAGCAAAACCCAGTCACCAACCGTCATTGCAGGCATGGCGGGTGTCAGCTGCAAGCTGTGCGTACCGGATGTCGACATAAGCGTTATTGATGAACGCTGGTGTGTGATCACCCTGGCGATGGTGAACTGCTGCCATTCATCGAGCGTGAGCTGTGATTGAAAGAAGGGCTGCCAGCCAAGTTGTGGAAGAGAATATAAATGTGTCATAGGAACCCTGGGCGCTATGCTGGCGCCAGTAGATTGACTTGTCAGGGCATGGACGTGCCCCGGTTCAGGCACCGGGCAGTTAGTTTATATCAGCATTAAACGCTGACGGCCCGGAAGTTTGCTACGACAATCATATATTTCTCCAGAGGTGGGTGTGGCTGCTGGATTTGGTGATGTTATCAGCAAGAATTGCGCTGGACAAGGGTTATGGCGGGGGTTGTAGTTGAGAATGCTTTTCTTCGTTTCCGGGTTGGTCTTTGTGGTTTTCGTTATTTCTATTTGCAGGCATCGGGTTTCACCCGCTGGGGAGTTACTTTTATGTCTTCCGCAACAAACGGATAATTTGGCTGAGTTTCCGTAGGTTGGGGTGACGAAGGAACCCCAACGCTTTTCGGTTTTGGCAGGGTGTTTGTGGAGCTTTTTCTTCTTTTCTGGAGTGTTATTTGTGGTTTTCGTGTTTTCTATTTGCAGGCATCGGGTTTCACCTCGGCAACTGCTCCTGCGTTGCTCTACCTACCTACCTACATCCATGTAGGCGTGCTGGCGAGTCACTTTTTTTCTGTAGCAAAAAAAAGTAACCAAAAAACGCCACACCTTTAGTCGATTGCCCTGCGGGTTCCCTCCCATTGTTAACGCAGTTTGGTTTGTGGGTTTTCCTGTAACTTGATTTTTATAGTTTCGCTGCCGGGTCGTTTTGACTCGCATCCATCGGCAACTGCTCCTGCGTTGCTCTACCTACCTACCTACATCCATGTAGGCGTGCTCGACAAAACTAAAACCGCCTTCCCTGGCGAATTTACCCTACGGTATTCACAATGCTCAGCAATCGACAGAGGGGACCAACAGCAGCGCCAACACACAAACACTTAATAGTGCTGCCACCCCGAAACGAAAGGAAAAAGCCCTCCCTCTCCCTTCCAGGGAGTACCCGGTGAAGCGGGGCAGGCCCAGGGCTGGGGTGAGGGTGTCAACAAGCGCGCGAAGCGCACCAACTTTCTTGTGCCTGTCTCCCCCTTTTACAGTTTGCCGAGCATTGTGAATGCAGGAGGGTAAAACCGCCATGGAAGGCGGTTTTAGTTTTGTCGAGCACGCCTACATGGATGTAGGTAGGTAGAGCAACGCAGGAGCAGTTGCCGATGGATGCGAGTCAAAACGACCCGGCAGCGGAACTACAGAAGTAACCGTAGGTTACGAACTCTCAGAATGCGGGTTAACAATGCTCGGGAACCCGGAGGGCAAACTGTCTTGGTGTAGCGCGACGTTTGAATTGAGACACTTACACGTTAGAAATGCGACACGATTAAATGCCTATTTGACACAAGAAATGAGATACACGGGTATTCAAACCCCTATTAAAGGGGTATCGAATACCCATCGATAGGCATTTAATCCCAGTTCATTATGATCAGCTCCTTGCGACTCGCCTTCTTGCTGCCACCCCCTACCGTATATGAGATCGGCACGGACTTCATCCTCAGTCCCTGAAAAACTGTGCGGATTTTCGCACAGTCGTTAATACTGATGACCATATGCCCTTCCACTGCCCTGGCCAACTCGGCCATCTTCTCGTACTCCTGGAGGCCGAAATCCATGCCGTAGCCGGCTGTGCCATAGTATGGCGGGTCCATGTAGAACAGGGTGTGGGGGCGGTCGTAGCGGGCCACACAGGCCGCCCAATCGAGGTTTTCGACGTTGACCTGGTTTAGACGCAGGTGGGCCATGCTGAGGTCTTCCTCGACCCGTAGAAGGTTGATGCCTTCGGGGCGGGTGGTGCCGGTGCCGTAGGTCTGTCCGGACACCTTGCCGCCGAAGGCCAGCTTCTGCAGGTAGAAGAACCGGGCGGCCCGCTGGATGTCGGTGAGGGTTTCGGGGCGTTTGGTTTGCTCCCACTCGAACACCTGGCGTGAGGTGACGGCCCACTTGAACTGGCGGACGAACTCCTCGAGGTGGTGCTGCAGCACCCGGTACAGGTTGATCAGGTCGCCGTTGATATCGTTGAGCACCTCGACCTTGCTTTCCTCCTTTTTAAAGAACAGGGCTGCGGCTCCAGCGAAACACTCCACATAACAGGTGTGCTCGGGGAACAGTGGCAGAATCTTGTCTGCCAGGCGGCTTTTGCCGCCCATCCAGGGTATTACCGGTTTTGTCATCGTGAGCCTCTTTTGTTGCTTGATTTTGTGCTAGGCTTCACTCGCTGCGATCGTAGCGGGAAGCCTCGGCTGGCTCACGGTGCTATGTTCACCGTGGTCGGCGGCCGGCCGGGTGTTGGCGCACCGGGCCGGTCGCTTCTTTTTTTTACTTATATACCGCCTGCCTTTTACCTAAAACGGCATGACGTATTGCAGGTTGATAACATCTGCACACTTATCGGCTGGGCATGTAATATTTGCGAATGGGTATGTCGTTGATAATCTTATATTATTAAATCGGATCGAAATATTCGGTGACAGCAAGTAACCATTGTCAGTTAAAACATCATATCCATTAGCCGCGGTTATTCCGTATGAAAAAAACATGCTCTTCAAGAACCGCTCTTCTTTGCTAAAACCCAAATAGACCGACGTTTCTTTAAATGAATTATCCAGCACCACTATTGTGTAAATATAGCCACTGTGCTCTACCTCTATCCCTAACCCGAAATTTTCATTATTGAGTTCTTCTCTGTGGGTAATTAGTGTTGCATAATCGGCGCTTGCAACATTACCACCGGCAGATTGACCCGTGACCATCTGGCTTGAAAACGACCCAAAGCTCTCTGTAGTAGAACCATCAACCACCGTGTATACATCATAGCCCCCGATATGGGCTGAAACGGTTGGCACAATCAGTCTGTACTCTGCCCCGCACGCAACATGAGTCAGTAATAATGCTGATATTTGTAAAATTATTATCAACTTCTTAAAGTTCAACATACTAAATCCGTTTTAGCTAAGATTTAGATATTATTATATTGCATGCTGCCTGGCTAGCCACTGATCTGTTTCAGATCAGCCGCAGAGATAAATGCAGGCGATCTGTTTCACCTCATCTGGCGAGCCGAATGACACGCTCTCGCGGGCTTTGGCGACGGTGTGAGCACGAACAATATCATCCTGCTGTTTCATACCCTTACCACGTATTGACGATGTCACAATCAAGTCACCAGCCGATATGTCTCCACCTTCGCCACAGACGTTAACCTGTCCCTCACCCACCGCATTAAATGCGAACCGGTCATATTGTTCTGCCAGATCCATATATTCTCTGGGATCCATTTTTTGAAGTGCGGCCGGGGTATTATAAAAACCTAGCGGCTGTGAGGGTCCTACTGCTACACCAACCACGGCTTTCTGAACAGGGGCTGAAGACAACTCATTTATAAATATGGTATTTGAAATGTTGTGCCTGTGAGCCAGTCTTACGTCGACTATGATGTCGCCAGCATCAAATATGGCATTTGCCTCAACCAATCCATCGTGACCGCCTGTAAATGGGCCGTAGTTTATACCAGCGCCGGAGGCATAAAAATCATAACCCGTATCTTTGTCCGCTGTCCCACGCACCCCAACAGGCGTACTTATAAGGCTTAACGTTATATTGCGTCCATGCACACCGGCAGATTGCGGACCAGACGTTGAGCCCGTAATAGCATCCGATGTGCCTCCTTCACCAAAAAATTGATCGGCGTTAACAATATTGGCAAACACTTGACCGTTATGAAGAGTCACTTGCTCGATCTCGACGCCGACATTTTCGCCTGTTTGATCTATTTTCGGCCGGAACCCTGACGCACCGTCCGTGAACTCTAATTTATTAACGGCATCCTGATTGTGTATATACGACACAACCAGGTTGTTCGCAAACGGCGTCGAATTATTATCAGCCCTCTGAATAGACAGTCGCACTTCGTCCAGTGTGGCATCGATAGCGCCAGCCGCATCGAACACAACAGTCACCGTTGTGGTATCGACGCTGAAACTGGATGCGACAATTGTACCAAACACATAGCCAGACCCTATATGGCAGCGCACCCGGCGACCGAAGTGTAACTCGGCGGTTAAATCAGTGGCCACGGAGAACTGGTTACCCGCCACGTATGTGGGTGCGACAGTCTCGATCCATTGATAATCGATTATTTGCAATTTAATTGCGGCCAGCAGTTGGTCTCGCTCCGTTTTATCCAGCATGATGCCCTGGGCCTCGATGAAACCGCACACTTCTTCTTGCAGGGCATTCGCCCAATCGCGATCCACAATTGTCTGGTTCTGGAAAAAGCCGTCGGGGTTTGGGCCGACCGGCTGGGGAGCGGGAAGAGCAGCTGCAGCTGTGGCATTGTCGATTCTGTGCGCCATAGTATTACTACCTATATATAGTTAAACGTGACGATAGTATGCGCAGGCTTTAACGCCTGGAACACACATTCGAGTAAATTTGTTGCACTCTGCACCAGCGGATCACCGATCGCGGAGATGTCGACGCGGAAGTAAACGGCGTTGACGTCCTGGGCGGCGGTGACCTGCCAGGTGAAGTTGGCGGTCTCTGCGATGGTAATGACGAAACCCAGGCGCAGTGCGAGATCTATGTAATATTGCTGCGACAGGCTGCGCTCGATGGTGAGCACGCCCATGAGTGCTGAGTGGCGCTGTTGCAGTGTGCCGAGTTCGCCGGTGCATGCACCAGGCAGGCCTGCGACGCGTTCCCAGTCTGGCAGCAGTTCGACGGCGGTGTTGGGGAAGGCTTCTTCCATGAGTTCGAGCGCGCGAGCATCGATGCGGGCGAGTTCCTCGGCCAGGGCATCGATGAGCCTGGCCAGGTTGTTTACCACCTGGTGGGACGGCCAGATGCCGCCGGTGGGCATTAGCGCTATCAGCTGTTGCTTGTAGTCGTCTTTTGTCATGACCAGGTGACCGTGCCCATTGTGGCGATCTGGTTGGTCGTGTGCGGCACGTCTGCGGCGGGTGCGGTGAGCACGTGATCAGTTTCGCCGTCGGCGAGGCTGATGGCTTCGTGGATGCGACTGAGGCGAATGGTGCCACCGGGCTCGGCATCGCGGCGGATCATGTCGGCCAGTTCGGCTTCAACGGCATCGCGCACGGCCTGGGTGTCGGGTGCAACGCTGATGGTGAAGTCGAGCGGCACGGCCACGGGCGCGACGGCGGTGAAGCCGTTGAGCGCGAGGCCGACCGGACGACGGGCGTCGATGTAGTTTTGCACTTCTGTGACATCACCAGCCAGGGGGATGCCATCGACATAGGCGTCGTCCATCATGAAGCGCACGACGACGGTACCGGCGCCGTTTTCGATGGGGTAACACCAGGCGCGTGTGACGCCCGCCACTTCGAGCGCCCATGCCACGTAGTCGTGTGCGGCGCCGCCCTGGGGTGGTTGCTGGATGCGGCTTAACAGGCGACTTCGCAGGTCGTCGTCGGACTCTGTATCGACGCCGCCGATGAGGCCGGTGCCGTCGACGGTAGCGGTGCTGTTAATGCCGGCGATGGGGGCGCTGAAGGTGAGCGTGCTGGCGGCGGCCGTGTTGGTGTCGGCGCCACCGGTGCTGGCGGTGACGGCTACGGTGGCGGTACCGGCGACGATGGTGGCGTCGGCGTCGGTTGTGTACTCAGTGCCGTCGGAGCGTTGTAGTGTGGAGCCTTGTGGAATCAGCGCGCCATTGGTTCCGGTGCAGTCGATGTTGCCCTGGGCGGGCACGGCAGCTTTGCGGAAAATGCTCCAGATTCTGGCCCAGCGTTCGAGCCAGATACCTGTGGCTGTGTCGGGCATTAGCTGTTTGGCGAGGTAGTCCAGATAGCCATACAGGCCATGAACGGCACCGCTGAACACACGAGCCAGTATGCCCAGGATACTGTGGCGCAGCTTCGGGTCGGTGCCCGGCAGGCGGCTCTGGATATCGGAGCCGATGCGGGTGACGATGTCTTTTAATGATGGTCGGCTAAATGGCATTTAAAGCGCCTCCAAACTGTATTCGAATACCTGGTCGAACGGCTCGCCGTAGGCTTTGTAGATTTGCACGCGGATGCCCAGGGTGCCACGTGCGACCCATTCGGTTTCAACCACCAGGCGGGCGGCGATGCCGTCGTCCAGCAGCCATTGCAGGGCTTCCTGGGCGTACTCCTTGGCGCGCAGCAGCGTCTCCAGTGTTTGCTTTGATCGGTTGAGCAGCCAGAGGCGTGAGCCGATCTTGTCGCCCTGCACGTCGCTGACGATATCGGCCCACCAGCCCCGCCGGTTGGTACCGCCGTCTGGCAGGTCGTCGTCGATCTCGGCATTGCGGTGGGTGAACAGCGATATCAAAATGGCGGTGCGCATACCGGCGTCCGTTTTGAGATCGGGCGCATCGATGCCGATGTCAAATTCGAAGTCTTCGCCTGTCTGTAAGAGTGCGATATCCATTTAAACCATCTGCTGTAATGGTGGGCTCACAACGCCGCCTTGCGGATCGTTTTGTGTGTGGCCGTTGTAAATCACACGTATGGTCTGCATGCTGCTAACGCCATCGATGACATCGCCATCGGCGATTAAGTCACCGGCCACGTGAACGTTTCCGGTGAAATAGACATTCGGTGCATCAAGCGTGATGCTATTTGCCGCCTGCAGCAGGATGCTGCCATTACGTTGAAAATGAAGGCGGTCACCTTCATCCGTGTACAGGGCAACTTCTCCCGGCGCGAGGTTCTGCAGGCGGAATTGGCGGTCGGCAATGCTGATGACCACTGCGTGGCTGCGGTTGCCGCCCAGGCTGGCCACCAGGGCTTCGGCATCGGGGTGTGGGTGCGCGGTAAAGCCGTAGGGCTCGAAGTGTTCGACCTGGTCGAGCAGCTCGCCGGCGAGCACGGACACCTGAATGGATTGCATGAGCGTGCCAGCATCCACCAGCTTGACCACACCGCGCGCCAACAAATTGGTGATGCGCCGGTGGTAGGGCTTAAGCAGTTTTTGCAATGCGCGCATGTTCATAGGGCGAAACCCCCGTCGTCGGCATCGGGCTCGGGCAGCTCGATCAGGTCGAATGCCTCTTCAGGCATGACCTGCAACTCGGTGCGTTGGCCGTCTTCGTCCATGATGAATTGCACACCTACAATAAGGCGATCGCCATCGATGTCGAGGTAATGATCCTTTACCGGAACCAGAGTGTTCGGTTGCCAAAGGCCATCGGCGTGGCGCCAGCCGAGTACGGTGTAGACGATGGCCTGGCTGCGGCCGAAGCGGGTGTTGCGTTCCCACTGGGCCCGTTTTTTCAGGTCGTCATTATTGACTGAGCCTTCTGCTGTACTGACCATTGGTCGATGGCGAGGAACGCGGGAATCTGTCGACGTGCCCTTCGATTCCGATGTAGACGGTCCGAAACCCAGGTCGCCGCCAGCGCCCTGGCCGAGAATGGTGTATTTATCGAAGCGATCGCGCAGGGTGAATTCGCCGCTGGCGATGAGGATATTCTTGCCCAATTCCAGCGATGTCCGAATGCGCTCGGTACCGGTGCGGGTTAGAACAAGGTTGCCGTCGCGATCACTCACCATACGCACGGCGCGGCTGCGGGCGTACTGTTCCAGGAACTCGAAGGGACTTTGACCTGCCTCGATGGTGGGACTCTTAAACGGCTTGCCAAGGTCAGTCGCGACGATAACCTCGATGCCGAATGGTTTACATACACGGCGCGCCAGCTGGTCGAGTGTTTGATCCTTAAGCTGGTTGAGCTTGTCGTCTTCAAGCGAGCAGTCCACCAGATCACCCAGGGCGGAGCGGCCGACAATTTCGATGTCGTGAGTTTCTGCATCATAGTTTGGATACACGTCGTCGACGTACCCGGTGATGACCTTTTCATCGTCGATGACGATTTCGCAGGGCGAGCCGACCTTGATGGACCGTGGACGGTCGTTATCGGCCCAGCGCTCGGAGAGCGTGAGGCTGAAGGTGTCGGCCAGCTGCTCAAGCGACCGCTGCACGGTGATGGACTTCCACCCGCTATGCACGATGCCGTTGGCTTTGAGTACGATGCTAGACATTTTTGATGTATTCCAAGGGCTGGCCGCCGGCAACAAAACCCGGATGCGGTATGGCGTTGCGCCCGACGATTTCTGCATCGCGCCTGGCATCGTTGTGGATATGGTGTGCCAGCACCAGCGCGGGCAGCGTAGTGGCCGGTGTGACGTAGGCCAGCCGTGGCAGGCGAGCGCTGCGAATCCGCACGTCTTCAGCCAGGGCAGCACGCAGAGCGCTCATGCCGTTATATACACCGTCGGTCATGCTGGCATCCATCTGGTCGTCGATGGCATTTAGGATGACATCGCGGATAGCGATGGCATCATCCTTGGTTGGCCAGTTGATGATCGCCACGGTCTTGCAGGCCTCGGCGATCGCCACGCGTTGTATCAATGCGTCGGCTGCGTCGATGTTTTGCAACTGCTGCAGGCGATTGCTGGTGGTCTGCGGAACGCTCGACGTATCGGTACTGGTGTTGAACAGGGTTTTATAGATGTCCAACGCACGAAGCGGGCTGCCCAGGGCATTGCGCAGGTTGCCCAGGGTGCCGGCGATGGATGAGGCCATCTCGGCGGGTGCGCGTATCAGTGACGTGATGGGGTCGGTAATGCCGGTGACCACTGACTCGACGGCATCGAGCGCGTCTTCGATGCTCTGCTGCACGTCGTCGACGAATTCCTGCGCCTGGGTGAGCACGTCGAAGTTTTCGCCGAATTCCAGGATGCTCTCAGCAATTGTCTGTTCCGCCTCGACCTCAACGACCTCGGGCGTATCCGGCTGCTCGAAGGCGAAGGTGATCTCACCACCCTCGATGCAGGTGAGCTGGAAGCGGGCCATGCCGCCTTCGCTGGTGGACTCGCGCTTATGCGCATTGAGAATGGTAACGTTCATGGTGCCGAGGTACGGGTGCACCAGCACGCCGGGGCCGGGTTGCTCGATGGCATCGATAAGTCGATTGCGGGCGAAGTCGTAATCAGGACCGACGACGAAAGCGTTTATACTGAACTCGCGCTTGCGCCGGCCCATGTCTTCGGTGACGGGTTTGTCCTGCAGAGGGAACTCATGGACGACGACGCGGCGGCCGAACTCCAGGTCGTCGGTTTCGACCCAGAACGCGGCGTCGCGGAATTTGCCGCCGGGGGTGTAGCGATCGCGCCAGCTCATGGGTTCACCATTTGCACGCCGGTGTCCGCTTCGATTGCGACATTGCTATTGCTGGATTTAACGCTGGCGACTTTGGCGCGGTTGTTCTGGTCGATGACGATCTTCACTTCGCCCTGGAAGTTTTGGCCGCCTGGTGTTTGCGATTCACTGCCGAAAACGAGGTTCTTCCACCAAGCAGAGCTGTCGCCGACCATTCTTGGCAATACATCTGTGATGCCGGCTTTAACAGCCAGCCGGTTGGTGCCCGGTGTGTTGGTCTCGAATGCGTTTATCGCATCAGCCCATGTCTTAGCTTGATCACTTATGATCTCATCCGCCACACTTTGCGTTTTGTTAGAAATTAGCTGTACCGCTGCTTTAGATGTGCCCGCATTGAGCGCGGCATTTTGCAGCAGCAAACTGCCATCTGTGCGGAGCTGCGAGAGCTGCTGCAGCTTTTCGATGTTGCCGGGCAGAGACAGTCCCTGGAATACCTTTACACCGGATTCGCCGAACAGCTTGCCTAGCACGCCAAAGTCTCCCTTGGCCGCCGTGAATATTTCCGGCAGTAACTCGGCCAGTGGGCGGATTTTTCCACCGCTGCCTTTTACAGCAATGCCGGCGCCGGTAAGGGCTTTTTGTACATCCTTCTTTTCCAGAAATGAATACAGTGCCTTAATTGACTCGGTCGCTTCGTCGGGCGAGCCAACCGCATCGATGACAATCTGGGCTACCGCGCCGGCGTCGAGTAATGTGCCTTCGCCGATGCCGCCTGATGCGACGGCCGGGGCGAATAGCTTGTTACCCACTTTTGCCACATCCCGGAACGCGACACTGCCCTGGAAGGTTTGCAATACCAGGGCATCGGTGAGCTTAAGCAACGTTTCGGCGTCTCGAATACCCGCCTTGTAGAAGTTTGAAAATACGGCGCCGACATCGCCCCCCTGCGAGCCGGTGGCCCGGATGGTGAGCGCGAGATTGCGTAATTGCTCCATCGCGAATTCAAAGTCGCCGGTGCGGGTGATGATTTCTTCGACACCACCGATGAGCAGATCCGGGTCCAGGCGTATGTTACGGTCACTGGCCAGCTCGAACATGGCCTTTTTGAGGCGCTGTATCTGCTCTTCCGTGGCCCGACCGTCGGTTTGCAGCTGGGTGAGCCTGGCATCGCGGTTAATGACATTGCCCACGGCAGCAGCGGCGCTGCCCAGGCCAATGAGCGCCGTGTAGCGATTATACAGCCGTCCCAGCGTGCGACCAAACCTGCGGGCGCCCCGGTTCAGGCCATTGAGCTGGCCGCGACTGTTGCGACTAAAGTCGGCCATCGCTCGGGTATACTGCCGCGACTTGCGCACCAGATTGCCGGCTAAATCAACGATGACGGATGTTCTTAGATCACTCATGAGTTACCAGTCTGTAATATTGAATCGCTTCGTAAATGGGCATGGCGTGCACGTCAGTCCTGCTCAATCTGCATACCAGTATTAAAACTTGCTCAATTTGCCGACTGACTATCGCCAGCCGGATCTGTTCGCCCCCGTTGTTCCGCCTCCTTTTGCATCTTGAGTTTCTGGGCGGTGTTACAAGCATCCTGCATGATGGCGATATCGTCTTCATGCAGCCTGTCGAGTTCGGCAAGGCTGATGGGGCCTTTCGAGTTGCCGATGGAGAGGATCTGCCTACGCATGGTTTCCGACGCCATGCGCGATGGACTGATGACCAGCACCGGCTCCTGATCGCCCGATGGCAGCGTCATGATTTTAAGCACCTCGGATGCTTCGGACGCGGCGCGCAGTTCACCCCCGGTTAAATGATCCTTAATGGTTACATCAACGAGTGTTTCTTCACCCAGTTTAAGGCCGTGTATCAATTTAAATGTATGTTCAGCCATAGGTCACCTACACCAGTTCGTCGCATTCTTCGCCGGCCATCTTTACGTCGACCTCGTTGCCAGTCAGTGACGGTGGTTCGGTGGTATAGCAGCCCCGCACCACAAACTGCACGCCGCTGTCGGTCTCAAACATCACGGTGGCATCGGTGAGTGCGCCGAGAAGTTTGAGCGACAAATCTTTGTTGTGTGGCAGTTTAAAATCCATTGTCGGTTCCTGGTCTTCTTCGATGAAACCATGCACCCGGCCACCGCCTTTGACAGCGGTGCGGTTCACGCCACCGATATTTAGCGTGGCACCATCCAGCGATTTGTATTCCTGGCCGTCGATGCGGATGGTAAGCCGCCCTGTGAATTGTTTTGCCATTGTCTTCTACCTTTGCTGGTTAACGGTTAACGAAGGAACTGCACTTTTTGCGCATGCACGCGGTACTGGCCAACGAGCGTGGGCGAATCCTGCACATTCAGCCGTGTTGGATCGCCAGCGTCGATCTCGACGACGATACTGGCCTTGTAGGCCTCGTAGTCCTGCACCCAGCCCAGCTCTTCCAGGTCGCGGTACAGCATGAGCAGTTCGGCCCGGGCGATCTTGGGTTGCATGATGCCGGCGCCGCCTTTCGCACTATCGCCGGCCAGCTTGTGGCGCGGGAACTTGGTGGCGAACAGGGAACGCTGCGCAAATCGAATACGTTCCAGCGTTTCAGGTGTGTTGATGTCCAGGTACGAGTCGTCCGCATTGCCGGCGGCGTTGGTCTGGTAGCTTGTGATCTGACGTTCGATGGAGACCGAGCCATCTGCATTGACGACATGTGTAGCAATACCATCGTAGAGCAGCGTGTTGCGCTCGGAGGTGGTCCAGCGATCCTCGATGGCGGGGGCCAGTACACCGGGTAGCTTTAATGTTTGCAGTGGCCGGGCCGGGTCGATAGACAGCGACGCAGCACCCACAACGGCATTGATGGCCGCCCAGTTCCAGGTGGGCGTTGGTGAGGTGTTGATGCCCATGTAGGTAATATGTGGACTATTGCGGCCGTTGCCGAAGGTGGACGTGAGCGCCAGGGTGTTTTTATAGGCCGCGAACGCACGCGCGCCTTTTTGCACCATCGGCCCCCAGCGGGCATCCAGCTCGGTTTCCAGTGCCACCAGGTTTGCGGTGTCGGTATAGGGCATGACAATCCAGTTCCACCATTCGTCACCGAATGCAGCAATCGCGGTGGCGACATCCGGGTTGGTGGTGCCGCCGGCCATTGCACCGAAGGCGATGGCGGTACCGGCGGGCAGCTTCTCGCCGTAATAGCCCACGCGCAGGTCGATATCGTTGCCTGTTTCACCGGTCCAGCGGCAGGTGATGTCCACCTGGTTGGTGGTTACGCCGTTGACAGCGGCGGTGACCGGCAGTGTGGTGTCGGCAGTGATGGCGGCCGCGATCGCGGTGGCCACCGCGTCGGCTGAGTCGCCGCTGGCCACGGCCACATTGACCTTTTTACCGTTGATCAACAGTGCGATGGTACCGTTGGCGGTTGCGGCGCCGGTAGCGGTGATGGTGCCGGCGGCCGCAGCGCCTGCGCCGTCTTCGTCCAGGGCGATGGCCCACACTTCCATGAATTGGTTGGCGGCTTTCAGGGCCTTGATCTGTTCGGCCAGCATGGAGCCGCGACCGAAGTACGCCTCGGCATCGTCGGGACTGGTGACCAGGGTGGGTATGCCCTCGGCGACGGTACCGGCGGCCAGGCGCTGGCCGATGACCAGGATATTAAACCCGATGCTGGCGTTGCCGGCGAGCGAGGGGTCGAACTCGATGTAAACGCCCGGTACGCGCAGGTTTGCAGGGATATCGTTGAATTCCATAATTAGGACTCCGTTTGAGCAGTGGATTTAGCGGATTTGGATGCAGCGACCGGCTCGATATCGCCATCGCGCAGTCGACGACGCCAGTAACTGTTGTCCGGCACCTGGTCGCCTTTTTCTGGCAGCATCTGGTTATTCTTTTCGGGCATGCGCACGATGCAGGTGGTGCCGTCTATCTTCTTGGGTTTAACGTGTAGCGTGTTCATATTATTGCTCCAGGGTTATTTCATCGATGGCGGCAGGTTCATCGTCGCCGGGAACCAGTGAATGTTCCGCGTGGTAAGTTGCAAAGTCGGCCAGCGTATCGGTGCCTGGCTGTTCCTCGAACGGCATGGGCAGAGTGAAGGTCAGGCCGTATACGGTTACGCCATTTTTATCTAGCGGCAGGGTAAACAGGTTTTGCACCCGGTCGAATCGTAGCGTGCCGACGTCCTGCACATAATGCTTATGCAGGTAGCTCAGCAGCACATCGATGATGTCGTAAGCACCCAACACGCGCGCCTCGCCTTGCCGGCGCTGCTTGTGATTGCCTTGGCCGGTTGCTACATAAAATCCCCAATTTGATGCCCATACCGGGTCTGCCAGGCGGCCACCGAGAAAGGCTACGTAGACGGCCGGTGTGGTTGCGGCAATGGCCTTGATGACGCTCTCATTCAGCGCGCCTGGCAGCGAATCCACCAGGCGTAGCCTGTATCCGAACAACTCGCTAATCGTTGTAATGAGGTAGTTTTCTGTTGTTGTAATAATCACGGCATCACCTCGCTCACAAAGTCGCGGACGATGGCATTGATCTCATCTTCGTCGTCCGCATTGAGTCCGATGAATGGGCGGGCAATCATGGTCACCGATTTGTTACGACCCGTCTTACCGCCGAACTGATGGATGGCGGCATAAATCATATTGGAGCCATGCTCAACGCCGGTGCTGCTGGCGATGTGGGTGATCGAGTCACGCAGATGGCCGAAATCGATCAGCGTTTTTCCTGCCTCGTTCTTCGCGCGCTCACTTTCTTCCCACTTGATACCATCGGGTCCGGCACCGTCTTCAAATCGCTGCAGCACGGCTGAATCCAGGTAAGCACCGATTTCCTCGAACATCTCAGTGGCGTTGAAATCATCCATGCGCTTCAGTGCTCGCAGGATCTCCCGGTCGTCAATTTTGTAATCGAGTCGCACGCCGCTCATCAATAATCATCCCAGCTGTATTTGCTGGTGCCGGTCCGGGAAACCATACGACCCTGTGGCGTGGCCACGGCGGTGTCCTGCACCCCAAGGCTGGCCTTGTTCATGGATATATCACGTAACCAGCGCATCGCTTCGTTGTAGCGCTTGTCGACTTCATCGGTGGTCCGGTCATCCATTAGTTTGTAACGCACAATGTGATTGCAATACTCTGGTAAGGCACTCTCCCCGATTAGCGTGATGCTGAGGGGCAAGGTGTATCGCGGGCTGATATACGAGTCGATGAGCCGCTCGGCGGAGGCGACCGCAGAAATCAGGCGATCGATCGCCGCGTTTGCGTCGGCAATGTCCTGCAATGACCAGGCGGATAGATCATCGCGATTCAAGGCTGCAGACAAAAGATCACCGGTGATGTTGGCGTTTTCTGGCGCAGCCAGCAAAGCCATTTCGGTTTTACCGAAGGCGTTGAAAAGCTTAGCGGTCGTTGTGTACTTGAAGGTAAAGGGCTGCAATACATTGACGGAGGCCGACACCGTTGCGTCCTGCGCCTGAACGTTGCCGCCAACGGTCAGGTCGGCAGCGGCGGCTACTACAGCGACCGAGACCGGGTCGTTGACAGTGGTACCGGAAACGGTGGCGTCCTGTGCTTGCAGACTGCCGCCGACTGTAATGGGTGCGGCGACGGGAAACGCACCAAAGTCAGCACCCGCCAGGCCAGTGCCTGCGAAGTCGGGATTGCTAGAGGTGTAGCCGCCCTGGATGTAGGCCCAATACTCTGTACTGCTCACGCCTGCGACCGGAGCGATTTCAGCGCCCGCATTATCCAGACCAACGCTAGCCAGCATGAGACGCCCAAGATCCGAAAGCGTTGCAGCGAAGCCGGCAAATGTCGCGCACCAGGTGAGAGCGTGCCGCGTCGGGTCGGCGAACTGGGCGTCGGTGTACAGGCGATCGTTGGCGCCGTAGTTGTCGATATGATCGGCGATGCCAGCGGCTACATAACCTGCACCGCCGAGGACCGGGTGCACCTCGTTGCCGGCATCCATATCGGCAACGCGATAGGCGATGTAGTCGACGTTGTGCGCTGTCTGATTGACAGCAGCACCCCCGTAGTCATTTACCAGGTTGGGCTTGTAGGGCTGGCTGATAATCACATTATTGATATTGCCCAGCTCGGTCGCCGAAGAGTTGCCTGGCGACTCACCCATGATAATGCCGACGGCCGCATGTATGGTCCAACCATTGATGTTGACAGAACCGTTGATGTTCAGCGATGTATTGACGCCACCCGCGCCATGAATAGTGACCAGGTTGTTAATGGTCACCGGCATGTTGCAGATCGGTTGATCACCCACTTCCGACAGTGACACCAGGCCCATCGCATCGATAACCATGTTATTAACGGTGTAGTTCGCCGAATCACCGCTGAACGTCGGTGCATGTACGCCCGCCGGCGCACCCTGGATGATCGCAATGTTGTCGATGTTCGGCACGCCCGAATTCGGTGTTGCGTTGGCGCCGGCGCCGATGGAACAATCATTTGTGGTCGATGTCCCGATCACCATCATATTCTGGGCCGCGATCAAATCGTTACTGCCGAGGGTGTCATCGAAGTTGACTGTGCGTAGATTAGTTACATCAATAGGGCCGCCTACGTGGGTAAGGTCGAGCGTCATGTCGTTAGCGGCGTCGGCATCGTAAAAAAGCGCATTCGTCAGGCGCGGTACGGTAGTTGGGTTGCTGTGACCTTCGCGGATATTAAACGGCAGCTGATCCCGATTGGCGGTGTAGCCGGTGCCATTAAAAAAGCCGATGAAGATATCGTCCCAGTCAAATACTGCAGTCTGGTTAAGTCCCAGGCGTATATCGAGCTGGCCGCAATTGATGATTCGACCACCACCCTGATACGTCCAGCTGTCATTCGAGTTGAGGAAGAAAGCCGCCAGCGCAGGATTGGTTACCCCATTGCCGTGACCCTCGGTGCGGCCACCGTTTGTCCAGTTTATATTCAATGTTGCCAGAGATGTGCTGGGATTGGCGAATAATATGCTGTGGGTAGAACCCCGAACATTGCGGGATATTCTATCGCCGCCGAATGAATTCCATGTATTGGTGTGACCGAATGTTTGTGAGAAATTCGCTACGGCACATCCACTATTGGCGAATGTTGGCGAATTGATAATATCGTGCGCACCCTGATGCAGGGTCCCGTCTTCGAAATAGAACACCTCGCTTACTGCGTGCCCCTCTACCTGCCCGGTTAACGTAACTGATCCACCGTTTATATGTCCGGCGAAGTTCGTCACGTCATCGCCGAAAATACCGGCACATGACGTCAGGTTGAAGCCGTTAGTCTCGAACGTGTCGCCGCCGGCCGGGTTCGGGCCTATGCCGCCCTGCCAATGGGCACCGTCTGTGATAGGGCCGTCAGCAATTAAGATACGATGCGCCATTTAATAACTCGCGTACACAGGTAAGTGGTCGACGCCACCACCGCCAGAGCTCACCCTAGCGTCCATTGCAAAATCGACCAGGTAGGCGAAGAAGCCTGTAAAGAACACGCTGAACAGTTTGAATTCGCGGGCACCGTTATTACTACTAACCGGCCAGTCTTGGTGGCTGTTTTGTCGATCTCGGTGATATTGCTGAGTTGCGGCATGCCGCACCTTACGCGGGAGCGGCATAGTTAAGGCCGGTACACTGCACGGTGTCGCTGGCATTAACGGTGGCGCTGCTGGCTTCGATGTCGCCGCCGCCTCCAACGCCGGTTACAGTGCCACGAAACACTTCACCGTTGTCGCGGTCCTGTATCTTGAACAATGCCAGAGTACCGCCGGTGGCGTTGGTGTCGTCGGCAATGGCATTGGAGTCAGCGCGGCCAGCTACGGCGGCGCCCGCGTCACCGTAGGCGGGGTTGGCCATTTCCAGTGTGGCGACCTCGACATCGCCTGCTGCCATGAGCACCAGATCGCCGTTGGCGTCGGCCACACCAGCATCTATGCGATCGACGACGGCATCGGCGGCGGCGTTGCGTACTGCTGTTACGTGCGTGATTGCCATGATTAACCTCGTTTTACCTTGCCTTGATCCAGCCAGTCAGATACCAGCTGCGCAAGCTGTTCGTTTCCTTCACGCACCTGGTACCGCTGGCCCTCGATATACACGCTGCCATTTTCTTCGCACTCGAATGTCTCGGTGGGGAAAAAGTAGAACAGGACCGGTGCCTCGGGCTGGTTGATTTTGTTAGCCATGGGTCGCCTTATGAACTTTGGCCCAGGCTACGTCACGCTCATCAACAGTAACAACCGAACCGGTGATCTTCGCGAGCTGTTTCAGGCTGGGTTTGCCCTCATCATCCCAGTGGCTTTTGGTATCCTTGTTGAGTGACAGGATAGCCTTCGCGATGGCATCTTCGCGATCCGCTTCGGACGCTGATGCATTTCGTTTGAAGTAACCGTCGACGTCGGTGGCGGCACCGCTGTCGACCAGGTCGCGTGCGACCTGTTCGTCCTCGACGGTGAACTCGGTTTTGTTGCACACTTTACCGCCGGACTTGATCGGGCGTTCGGCGTACAACTTGATCTTGACTGTGTCGTTCATGGTGAACTCTCTTTTAATGAGTGGGTAAGGCCATCCGTGGCAGAGTTGTCCCTGATCGCTTCGCTCTGGTTATACTTAAGGCGCTACCGCATCCTTGATGACGAACCCGGCGCTGATGCCCGTGTGGACGCCGACCCGCTCATGGGTGGTGCCGTAGATCCAGCTGCGTGCGTCGCGATCCCAGAACGGCACCTCGATCAGTGGATGGCCATCCATCTGATAGGTGTAGCCATAGCTGGGCTCTTCCATGCCGGTGAGCTGCTCGGGCACATAGGCCATAACCACATCGCGGCCCCACAGGTCGATGGACGTATCGTCGTCGTCGAACGCGATGGCCTGGCCGACCACCACTTTTTTAATCTTGAACAGCCGGGCCAACAGCGCTTCATCGACAGAATCGGAGCTGGTGTACTTGATGCGATCCACAAATGCCGGGTGCTCTTCGAGTGCCGACATGACCTTGGCGGAAATCATGATCACATTCGGATACATACCGATACTGGAGCGAATCGCTTCGCGCCCGGCCTTCACGTCGGCAATGGGATTGGAGTTGGCGTAGTCGTTCCACTGATCGGTGCCGGCCAGCGTGACCTGGTGATTCGCATCGTAGTTAGCAACATCGGTGGCCAGAGTGGCATGCTGGTTTTCCAGCACTAATGAGCCGGACTTCAGCACCAGGTTGACTGCGCGAGTTGCCAGATCTATACCCGGCACGGCCCCGGCTTCGCGCTGATGCTCCCTCGGTACCACCGCATCCAGTGCGTGGTTTTCCACGGCATACGGCTTACCCAGGTGACCAAACTGCAGGCGCTTGGCCTTGGTGCCCGGCGCGCGGGCAGTGTTGTACAACCGGAAACCGGATTTATCGAACTCGATGACCTTGCCACCGGCGACCTGTACAGGCACCACAGGAAACAGGTGCTGACCAATATGCTCCGGGTGGCGGTAGCCCAGGGCGATGCGCGACAGTATGGGGTCGATGACGCGTTGTTCTGCTTGATTAGGCATGGTTTAAATTCTCCTCAATGGGCGTATAACGCCGCTTTAATCGCGTTTTATAAACAGGTTACTTGGGTAAGATCATGACCTCGATCTTGTCGCCATCGGCGCCAGCGGCCTGCATGGCCTTGGCCACCACGATGCCGGTGGTGGCGGTGATCAGCTTGCCGGTCGCACCCACTTCCAGGCTGGCGTCATCGGCGACGGCGGCGCCCACCTCGGCGATGGTGGTACCCAGCACATCGACCGGCAGTTGGGCGCCTACGGCCTCGGCGTTCTCGGTTGCAAACCCGAAGGCCTTTAAACCGGCGCCGGCGTAGTTGCCGTCCTTGCCGATTGCACGGTATTCAGCAACGAGCGCAGCGGCGGCGACGGATAAGGTAAGTACTGGAATTTTTGTGGCAGGCATGGCAATGGTCCCCTTGGCCGTGATCTACGGCGTTACTTGTTCTCGACGGCGATTACGGCTTCAACGTAGTCGCAGTTGTTCTGGTTCATGTACTCGACCGCTTTGTTGTGCAGCTCGATGCGGTCGGGATCGACGATGGCGCCGGCGGGTGCGTTGAATTCAAACTGTCCCTTACCGTCCAGGTGTTCACCGGCACCGGTCTCGTTAAAGTCGAAGGCTTTTGGCAGGCCGTCCAGGAATCCCTTGAACCAGTCGGCAGGCGACTGTTTGGTGTCTTTCTGTTTGTCGCCTTCGCCGGTGCTGAATTCGAACTCGGTTTCATCGCCAGCAATAGCCAGCATGAACTCGACTGCTCCCTCGGCCATGGCCGGGGTCAGCTTGCCCGCATCCACCAGGCCGGTGATCTGGGCCTTGAACTCGGAGGTCAGCCGCTGGTTGCGCTCCTGGGTCAGCTGTGTTTTGTAGTCGTTGGCCTGACCACTGAATTCAGATTCGGCAGCCTGGCGGGCCTCATCGCGGATGGCCTGAATTTCTTCGTCGGTATAGGTTTTTGGCACGGCACTGTCTCCGTCAGGTTTATTAAAATGGGATGTGGGGCGCTCTAGCTGTTCACGCTGTTCTGCAGCCAGATCAGCAAGAGCTTCAAGGTCATAATCGTTAACCACACGATCAGCTTCCTCCGCGCTGTACTTGTCGATAAGAAATTCACGCAGGCGGCGAAAGGTGCGGGTGATCACGCTGGTGGCGTAGGCTTCGGATACGAACTCGTAGCCATCGCTGTCTTCGGTGCTGAACTCGACCTGCTTCAGGCCATCGATGGCCGGTGGGGTTGCACCGAGCCAACCGACATGGGCCAACTGAAAGCCCTGGTCTGTTTTACGAAAACGGACGGAGCGATTGGGGAAGCGCTTCTCTTTCACCATGGCTTCGAACTGTGGCTCGACGTCCCTGAACTTACCCAGCAGTAAATCACCGTCACGTTTTAGCTCAGACGACCAGGCATAAGCGGGCGCATCCGTTTTGGGGTGACCGATCACTGCGGGCGCGGGCATATGGTTGGCAACGACCTGGTCGAGTTCTTCGTGGGTCCAGATTTTAGTGCGACCCTGCGAATCGGTTTGCTCGCCTGCGCGGAACAGTTCGACAAAGTCGCCGAAACCCTTGAATTGATGATGTGTATTTGGCATGGATGAGAGTGTGATCCATGCGGGCATAAAAAAAGAGGGGAGACATGTGTCTCCCCTCTTTACGGGTGATGGGGTGCTACTACATTACATCAGGTTTTGGGTGCTCGCAATGGAATATCTGCAAATGCACCCCCAGCCAGGTCATGCGACCCCCTTCAAAACCCATTCAAAAACGCCTGAGTGCCGCGAATAGGGTCATCGCTGTAGCGGTGGGGCGCTCCAACACCTTAGAGGGGCTTACAGGGCCTGTGTGGGTTTGTCGATTTTCACGGTTTGTTGCTTTTTTCAGGTTCTACACTGCATGACAGGATAACCAGGTTACCGACCTGCATCGGTTCCACTGTAAACGTGACTTTATTAAGTGTTTGGGTTGCCTGAGTGAGTTTGGTGGTCGCCAACTGGACAGTATCCATTATGGCCGACCTTTCGGCCTCATTCTCCGGCGATAATCCGATGGTGCCAAGAGATAGACAACGCAACATAGTCAGTGCGGCCTGCTGGGAATCTGCAATGTTGGCAATAATGCCAGATGCATTGGCACCGACGGATAGCACCATACCCTTCACATTACTTTTGGCCAACCATGCGTCCTTCGTATCGGCCTCTTCCCATCTTACCACTTCGAAGGTGTTTTTTTCATTATTGATTTTCTGCTTGATCGCAATGGGATCATAGTCAGCCAGCGCACCGGCAGGGATAATGGTGCAGAGTGTGCAGATGCCGAAAACCAGATTTTTCATGTTCCTATCCATGTTGGTTTTTATTTTAGGATAAACTGGTAATCAGTCTTTGCCGTTGATATTTTTTTGCAGATCAACCACGACATCGGTAATTGCCGCTCCTGTAAGCAAGAGTGCAGACGTCATAAAAATAATGCTGGCCTGTATTTCATGAAGAGCAGTTGTCGCTGCAGAAAATGTAAACGTGCTCCAGAACAGCGTCACAAGGGCGCATACAAATAGAAAGTATCTCATTTTTAATTCTCCTCAATAGTAAAAACATTAACTGTCCACACATCAACCGGTAAACGATAATACGCGATGGTAGCATTAAGCCGACGTAAAAAACGGCTATCGTTTTCTCCCATGATCAGGACAATGCCTGCTCGCTTGTCGGACTCCATGGCATAGTACAGCGCCTGGCCCAGGGCCTCCGCATATTTCCTGGCATAATCGAATTCAATGGCATGCGTTTCGGTGAGGCAGTCTATGCGGGTCCGATCCGGTAGCCGCACCTCTATTTCCCCCTGGCAATATTCTACCTGGTAGTCACGCTCCAGGCCCGAGACCGCTGGTGATGTGAGCAGTGATGCCACGACCCCCGCATATTTAAACATGGCACGCATACTGCGTCTCTCCCACCGATTCTGATGAAATGTGGCAATTCAATGATTTATTCTGGGCAATCAGCTTTCTAATAAATCTTCGGCTATAGCCACTGTCGGATATTTATAAAACAATAAAGCTGTAAGGGTTTAAGCATGACACAGGATATTCTATCTGCCGAACTTGCCATCATTGCCGCCTGGTCAAAACTGGCTCGCCTTGCCAGGGCTTATGATGATCGCGCCCGCTATCACTTTGCCTGCGCAATGGTCCGGCATCATCTTCGGAATATGGTTAGTCATTGCTGACTGAGTTTTCGCCGGGAATTTTAACCCCAGCCATCGCGTATGTGGTTTTTATCCAGGCCTTGAGGTCGTCACGGTTACAGCCCTCATGCAGGGCGTAGTCCGCTAATATTTGCACCTGGTCCCTGTTCAACCTAAGTCCCAGATCGTCGGCTGCGGACAACACCAGGAATATGGCGGCCACATAATCCTCACTGGTACGGTCGCCCAGCTCGATCTTCTTACCCTCTTCGTCAAACAGAGGGGTGATTGGCTTCGCCTTGACCCCAGTCACCACATACTGAACATCCACCCCGGCCCCGTAGGCCCTGCTCAAATAATCCGCATCCGGCATTCGGTCATCTTTCTCATATATCCCCTGAGTTTTGGGGGTCACACCCCCAATTTCTGCCATCTTTTTCTGGTTTATGCCCAGCCTTGCCCGTTCCTCCTTTAGCCGCGCCCCTATTGTTCTCATCATTTTTCCAGGAATAGTTGACATTCGGTTATCTCTGGAATATAAAGATAACCGAACGGTTAATTAATTAACCCCTAATGAACCAATAATTCTACTATCGGGGTACTTTATGCACTATGCCGACATTATAGCGGCCTTACACAAAGCCGGGTATCCACCCGCGCGGGTGGCGGATGAGCTGGGAGTCAGCCGAGCCCTCGTCAGCCAGGTAATTCATAGCTCCGGCACCTCCTACAACGTGGCGTCCTTCATTGCTTCCGTCACCAGCCTGCCCCTTACACGGCTCTGGCCAGATGGCCGCTATAGCGAGCCCCCAAGGCGCGTTCGGGAGGTCGCATGATCATCATCCTATCGGCGACTGGAGCCAAAATCAGTGGCTAAAGAACGAAAAAAATTTACCAGCATTCAGCCCGATCTGTTCCAGGAACTGGCCGAGGCCACCGCACTGGAGGCCCGTGATGCCCAAGACCTCGATATCAACCTAGAGCTGATGGCCGCCACAAAGCATGCCATTCGCGAGGCCCGCCAGCTGGGGTATAGCCGGGAGCGCATCGTGGAACGCATGAACCTGTGCCTGCCGGAAGCCGCGAAGAAAGACCAGATCACCCTGCGCCAGCTCAATGCCTGGACCGCCCACAGCAAGGAATACCACAACATGCCCGCCCGCTATTTGCCCGCGTTCTGCTGGGCCACCCAGTCCCTGTTGCCGCTGCTCGCCCTGGTGCAGCCCCTGGGGTACGACCTGGTGGATGGCCGGGAGCAGCTGGTGGCGCAGCTGGGCAGCAAGCTGCTGGATCAGGCCAGGGCCAGGCGCGATATCAAGCGCCTCGAACAGATTTTGCACCCCCGTATACGGGGCGATTTTTAAATCCACGCGGTCGCGGGGAATTGAAATCGGCGCGGCGCGCCGATTTGAAAACGCCGCGGCGCGGCGATTTGAAAGGAGCATCGAAAATGTTGAAGCACATACCGCCTTTACCCCCGATTGATTATTCCCAGATCAACTGGAGAGCCTGGTTTGTCGTGGCTCTTGTGGTTGGATTCTGGGTGGAAGTTTTTACCTGGCTTTAATGACACAGACCTTGAGGAACCAACATGACAACTAAAGAAGTAATCGCACCGGAAACCATCGCCCATGAGCTTGACCTGCTCGGGCAGGCGATCGAGGTGGTCCAGACAAATGACGCCGACGACCTCATTGCGCTGGCGGTAACAGAAATGAACAAAGCATCGGTAAGTATCGCCCGCGCCGGATTCTATCTACTGAATCTTAAATCTGTGGTCGGTCACGGTGAGTTTGAGACCTCGATTAAAGCACACGGCATCGCTGGTCAGAGAGCCCGCGAAGCGATGAAGGTCGCCCAGGCGTTAATGGCTCTCCCGCCTGCAACCGCCAAGAAGCTGATCCACATGCCCAAGGCCAAGACCGTCGAACTATCGAAGATCGATCCCGATGATCTCGACCGTCTGACACAGTCGGGCGAACTGGATGAGATAGCCACCATGTCGCGTGACGACCTTCGTGACTACGTACGCAGCCTGCAAAACAAAAACACCAACCTGAGCACGCAGCTGGAAACCGAGCAGCTCAAAGCCAGGGAACTGAAAAAGCAAATGAGTGGTCGCCAGGCGAATTCGGAGTACCCGGATTTTGTTGAGCTGGTGCGTCACGAGTCGACCGCGCTCACCAATAAGATCGACATTTGCACGGATGATCTCAGTCGGCTGTTCCAGGAGCTGGCCGACATCGAAAACATGAGCACCAAACAGGACGCGGACTTTGCGCGTTTTGTCACCATCGCCAAAAGCACCCTTTATCACAACATCGCCGGTGCACTGGCAAAGTTTGAATCCCTCACTAACGAGGTCTACTCAACCTACGGCGACGACATCGCACTGAGCGTGGACCCGGTTTATTTCTTCAGCGATGCGGAGGCACTGGCAGCCATCGACAATAGACAGCTGCTAATTGCTGAACACAAACAGGAAGCCCTGATTCGTGAAAACGAACGCGAACTGAGAAAACCTCGGGGACGCGGACGACCCGCAACCAAAAAGAAGGCACGTAAGCAATGAGCAGGGTAGTGGCATTGAATCCCATGTTCGACCCTGCGCCCTTTGCCCATGACCAGAAAACCGACTGGATGCAGCTGCCCGCTGCAAAACGGGAACTGGCTATGAAGCGCGAACGCTTCATAAAGCCGGTCATTGAAAAAATCAACCTGGGCAGCAGCGCACGTGTCGCCATCGATAATCTGCTAACACGCCTGGCAGCCAACCAGGCCGGTGAGGACATGCAGCGGCTGGCTACTGAGCTGGGGCGCAAACATAAACCGCCCAGCATGGCAACGCTGCAACGCTGGATAGCCGACTACCAGGCACAGGGCATCATCGGCCTGGCATCCGGGCACAAAGGCCGCCAGCGCAAAACCTATGGATGGGAAGCGCGTGCCTTGTACTGGTATCAGAAACCCACCCATCTGGCCATGGCGGCAATCGCCGATCTGCTAGTCCAGGAAGCATTTGAAGAGGTCACCGAAAGTCGGGTGACCCGTTACCTGAATTCACTACCACACGACGTGCTCAACCAGAGACGCATGGGCGCGAAAACGTACCGGGATGCACACAAGCCATTCGTTCGTCGTGATACCGATTGCATTCCCCCCGGCGCCATATACCAGGGAGATGGTCACACCATCGACGCTTATCTTGCTCACCCGATAACAGGGAATCCATGGCGGCCAGAGTTAACCGTGTGGATCGATGTGGGCAGTCGCCGAATCGTCGGCTGGTATATGTCTGTGGCTGAATCCAGCGTCTCGACGCTTTTCAGTTTATCGCATGCCTTGATATCGCACGACCATGTGCCTGCGGCCCTGCACATCGACAATGGCTCCGGCTTCAAATCGAAAATGATGAACGATGAAAGTATCGGCTTTTATGCGCGCTTTGATATTCAGACCATGTTCAGCATCCCCGGCAATCCAAAAGCCAAAGGCCAGGTGGAACGCTGGTTTAGAACATTACGCGACCGCTTCGACAAAACCTTCGATAGCTACTGCGGCCATGACATGTCGGGTGACGCCCTGCGTGAACTGCTGGCTGATGTTAAGAAAGGCAAAAAGCAGCTGCCCACTCTGGACGTCTATCTGGATGGGCTGAACCGATTCATCGAGCACTATAACAACAAGCCACATTCATCACTGAACGGTGACACGCCCGAGCAGCGCTGGCAAAAGCTGGAGCGCACGCCTGTTCATATGATCGACCAGGCGATCGTGCGGCCACGTATCCAGCGCAAGGTGTCACGTGGAACCATTCGCCTGTTCAATCGCGAATACCGCCACGCTGAACTGATCCGATATAACCAGGACGTCCTGAACATCGAATACGACCTGCATAACGATTCGATGGTGCGGGTGATGACCATGGATGAACGTTTCATCTGCGACGCTGCGTTAACACAGCGCATGCCTTACGTGTCAGCCAGTCGCCTGGAGGACATGCAGCAACAACGTCTGGCCGGCCAGGTTAAGCGGCTCGAACGCCATGTGGAAGAAAAACGCGAACGGGCTCGCATGGGCATTAACCATGAGGACTATATCAAAGCGCTGGGCGTGGATACGGATGGCGCTATCGAGCATCAGGCCATGGGCTCACTCGAAGAACTGGATGACGCGAAGGTGGAACAGGATATTCCCATCAACATTTTCGATACCGATTACTAAAGACGATAAACCACGAGGTGAACCTATGACTACAGCCATTCAACACCAGCAGAGCCAGACGGAAATACCGTCTGAGTTTTCGGACAAGTACAGCGAAGACGACAAGGCCAAGGTGATTGAGATTATCAACTGGATCAATGAGGGCCAGAGCCATGCGCCCGGTTATGCCAACCAGCGCTCGCAGTCTAAGCTGGCCAAGGCATCGGACATCGCACAAACCACGCTGAACTCATTGCTGCGCGGTAAGTACCCCAGCCCACCCACCCGGCACCTGAATAAGCTCATGGACACCCTGCGTCGTCAGTCGCAGCGTGAAAAGGAAAACGTCGGTGACAACCCGTTTGTAGAAACCACGATTTACCACATGGTGGACGCGGCCTGCCATCGTGCACACATGTACCGCTCCTTCGGTGTGGTATCGGCCTACGTCGGCACCGGCAAGACCTGGGCATTAAAACATTACTGCGAACGCCACCCCAATAGCATCCTGGTCGAGGCCACGCCCGACATGAACTCGGCGGTGCTGTTGCGGGAGATTGTCGACAAAACCGGTGCCATTGTGCAGAAGAGCCACAAGTGGGCGCGCGGCACCAAGAACGACATGATGGACGCCATCATCCGCACCCTCAAGGGCACCGATAAGCTGCTCATCCTGGATGAGGCGGACAAGGTCTCGACACAGACACTGGAATATGTTCGGCGTATTTCAGATATCTGCAAAATCGGCGTGGTGCTCTCCGGCACCGAGCTGCTGCAACCCATGATCAAAGACCCGCGTGGCCGCTTTGGCCAGATATCGTCTCGCGTGCTGTTCTGGCCCCCGGTGATGAAAAACATCAGCGAGAAGGACGCCCACAAGATTGTGGGCGCGGCGCTCGATGGCGAAGCCGAACTGACCCCTGAGATTCACAAGGCCTTCTTTGACATGTGCGACGGCTCGGCCCGTGTGCTCGCGCGCAGCCTGGTGACCGGCGTGCGTGACTACGGCATTCGCAAGGGTCACGACCTGACACCTGAATTGATCTATCGCGTCGGCGAGGAACTGCTTGGCTTCAAGAAACCGAAAGGGAGGAAATGATGGAAACCTACAGCGACGAATACATCGAGCACTACGGCGAGCTGTACGTCAAGGCGAATGCTGAATACCGACTGCTGGACCGGGGCATCCGCTTCGAGGCGTTTCTCGCCAACCCGACATTTTTCCTGGGCGGCGCTCAACTGGTTCGTGAAATCGACGAACTGATTGAGAAGCACGAAATGGAAGTTGAACAACTGCCGGGTGGCGGCATGCGCTACGGCGCCTATTTTCAATCCATGCATCACCACCGCTACGCGCGTAGCCGGTAAGGAGCCAGCCATGAACCCTGTGAACAACCCGCCGACCGACCAGGACGTGCTCAACCTGCTCTTTATCTGCCGGGACATCGGCGACATCGCTGAGAGCAACCGCCAGTATCAACAGCGCCTGGCAGAGCGCGTCGCTGAAACCGGCAAGCCGCTGTCATTCCTGACCGTCGCAGAGCTGCTGGCCCTGGATGCCGATGAGAGCCGCAAATTCAATGCCGACACGCGCATAAAAAACCACCAAGGAGAATACCATGAGCCCCGTGATTGAAACCATGTCTGGCCAATCAGTGCACCTGTTGCACCCGGATGTCGACACCATCGTATTCGAAGACATCGCCTACGCGCTGAGCCGCATTAGTCGCTACAACGGCCATACTGCCGGCGAATACCCCTATAGCGTGGGCCAGCACAGCCTGTGGTGCGCGCGCATTGCAGTAAAGCACTGGCATGTATCGGCGAGCACCGCGCTCAAGGTGTTGATGCACGATGCCCACGAAGCCTACACCGGCGACATTATACGGCCTATCAAGCTGGCCGACGGCGTAAACATCGACGCGATTCAGGATCATCTGCAACGGGCGATCGAAGTGGCGCTGGGCTACCCGCCACCAGATACCTACGAGCAGAAAATCATCAATACCATCGATAACTATGCGCTGGCGGTGGAGTCGCTGCACCTGATGCCATCGAAAGGTATCGACTGGGATGTGCCTACGCCGCCACCCGAAATCCAGCTGCAGTGGGATGATCCTGTGTCATCCATGTTCGTGTACGGTCGGTTCGCTTCGGTATTTGAGCTACTGAAAGCCGGGGACAAGCGCGCGCTATGCGAGTAGAGATCACCTGCCCGGCGTGCATGCATGCCTTCGACCTGGAGCAGGCGCGCAGCGACGGCGACTGGCGTGACCTGGTGCAAACCATCATGGCCCTGCCCGAGTGCGTACACCGGCCACTGTGGCAGTACCTGGGCCTGTTCCAGGGCAAGCAGCAGATCCGCTCCATCAAGATGCTGCGCATTGTAAAAGAGCTGGGGCCGATGATTCGCGAGGCGAAGGTCGCGCGCAATCGGATCGACTATGTGGTGACAGCGCAACAGTTCGCGCGCGCCATGCAATACCTGGTGGATACCCGACCCGAATCACTGGTGCTGCCACTGAAAAGCAACGGCTACCTGCTCGGCATGCTGGCCAACCAGGCCGAGCAGCAACTCGCGCGGGCCGAGGCAAAGCACGATGAAAATCTGCGAGCCGGTAACCGCCCGGTCGAGACCCAGCCACAACCACAGACCCCAGCTACCCCCAAGGCGCCTAAGGAGGATGCACCCAAGAGCAAGACAAAACCGGAAGACTGGAATCGCCTGACCAAAAAGCTGGGCGTTTCTAAACCACCTTTAAACGACGATTGATCATTCAATAAAGAGGTTTTAAAACCATGGCACAGCAAGACCCAACAACCGAAGACGTTATACCCAAAGGCTATATGAAAAATGCCGAGGGCCATCTGGTGCCCGTGAAGCTGGTATCCAGTATCGACAAGAAGCGTGACCAGCTGGTGCGCGACATCGTGAAACGCGCCAAGGCCCTGCGCGATCCGCTGGCGGAATTCCGCAAGCAGGCGGAAAACGAAATCCAGGCATTCATTCAATCATCCGCCGACCAGTACGATGCCAAGATCGGTGGCAAGAAGGGCAACGTCTCGCTGCTCAGCTTCGACGGCCGATTCAAGGTGATGCGCACCTATGGTGAGCAGGTGTACTTCGACGAACGCATTCAGGCGGCCAAGGCGCTGATCGACGAATGCATTCATAAGTGGGCCAAAGGCTCACGCTATGAGATCAAGGCGCTGGTCGAGCACGCCTTTCAAACGGACAAGCAGGGCAACATCAACAAGGACCGGGTGCTCGGTTTGAAAAAACTGGATATCAAGGATGAGCAATGGCAGCGGGCCATGAAAGCGATCACCGACTCCATGCAGGTAATGAGCCGCAAGTCCTATGTACGGCTGTATGAGCGCGATGGTGATGATGGTGAGTACAAGCCGATATCGCTCGACATCGCGGCGCTTTGATTTAGGAGAACCCTATGAATGAATTAACAGCATTAAGACATCTATGGGAACAGGTGCGCCGGGTCAGCATGACGCCGCCGGTCGACGACGACTTTCCACAGGTGATTAGCGACATGTATGCCGCCCATGATGAGGCTGGCGAGGTGCTGAATACCGCGTTCAACATAACCGACCACCTGGAACGCCAACGCGCCTGGTCGCTGAAGACCTTCGGCCCAGGCATGCGCACCAAGGGTGTGATTGATCACATGCGCAAGGAACTGGATGAGATCGAGCAGAATCCGCACGACCTGGAGGAGCGCATCGATCTCATCGGCCTGGCATTCGACGGTGCCCTGCGGGCCGGCTTTACCCCGGATGAAATCATCCAGCAGATGGTGGATAAGCAGCTGATCAACGAAAACCGCACCTGGCCGGACTGGAAAACCGCCGACCCGGACAAAGCGATCGAGCACGTGCGGTCATCCGACGGGCTTACGGATATTGATAAGGTGTTGGTTTACGAAGACTGGGTGAGGCACCAGAAGGATCATGGCAGGTCGCTCGCGGAATTTCCGTGCCCGGAATGTCTGCATCCGCTCTTTACTCGATTGCCACCGCCAGGTGAAAGCTTCAGCAGCCTGGCGTCATGCCCCTATTGCAATGACGTGTTTTTCAAAGTCGTCAATCCCAATGGCGACGTGGACCTGGTGGACGAACGTGCCATGAGGGAACGACATGGATATTAAGACAAAAAGAGAGAAGCAGATATCCAGTTTAATCAATACATCGGTCGATGATTGTAAAGCCAGTCTACCGCATTACGACGATCCCCATATGCTTATCGAGCTACTGATCAGGTGCCATGACGATGGGCATAGGAGCCGAGAAACGCTGGTCAGGCGTCGGATTATCGAGCTTATAAATCGATCTCGTTAATGGAGTCGCTTGCTATGCCTATACGCCCTGAAAACAAACACCGCTACCCGAAGGACTGGAAACTGCGCAGCCGCTTTGTGCGTGAATACCGGGCGGGTAACCAGTGTGAGTGGTGCGGTGTTTGTAACCATGCTGTGGGTCACCGTGATGCCCAGGGCCGCTTTGTGCCCGTGCAAGGAAACCTGTATTTAAATCTTGCAGGCCAGGGGATGTCCTACCCACAGCTCGACATGCTCTCGTACAAAAAGGCGCGCCAAATCGCCGATGCGCTCAATGATGAGTATGCGGCTGACTATGGTGTGAAGTTTATCGTGGTGGTGCTCACGGTTGCTCACATTCATGATGACCGGCCTGAAGCGTCGCAGCTGCTGAACCTGGCTGCTTTGTGCCAGCGCTGCCATAACCGTCATGACCAGAAGGATCGGCAGGCGCACCGACGCCAGCGGCTGGTGCGGGAAAGTGGACAGCTGGGACTATTTGGACTTAGCCATGACTGACCGTAACCGATATTACAAATTACTGCAGGTTGGCAAAAAACAGCTCGATATGGATGAGCACAGCTACCGTGCTCTGCTGGCCGACAACGGCGCCACCGAGAAGGGTGGCAGAATATCGGCCAGCACGTTGAGTGACGGCGACCTGGTGAAAGCAGTCATTGCCATGGAGCGACTGGGATTCAAGCCGACACGCCGGTCGAACGTGGCCAGGATGAGCAACTGGCGCACGCCCAGGATAAAAAAGATCACTGCCCTTTGGTGCACCCTGGCAGACGCGGGTGTGGTCGAGAACCGCAGCGAAGAAGCCATGGAAGCGTTTTGCGTCGGGCTGATGGTATCGGATCGGCTGCGGTGGGCGAGTTCGCAGGATCTGAACAAATGTATCGAGGCGCTGAAAAGCTGGGGCCGTCGAGAAGGTGTGGCCGTTGACGGGTGACGATCTACAATGGGTGGATTTAAAACTGCTGCCGCCGCAGGTGCGGCTGCTGGCCGAGGTCATGGGCCTACCCGATACCATCAAGCTGTTGAAGCGTCGCGGCGGCCTGCGCGTGCGTGTGCCCACAGGGTGCCGGGAAGACAGCTGGCTTAAGCAGATCATCTCGCCTGCGGCCTTCGATGCGCTCTGTAAAAGCCAGTATGCGGGTGAACGCCTGACGCTGCCTAAAATGGATAAGGTCACCGACCAGATACGCAATCGCTATATCCTGACTATGAAGGGCAAAATGAGCAAATCGGAACTGGCCAGGCAATATGACCTATGCATTCGCCAGGTGCAGCGCATCTGGAACCAGGAGGGCGGCGATGATCAAAATCTTGACATGTTCGACGATGCGGTGTGAACTATAGCGTCACCTCAAGGTTTATAGCCTTGTCATTGTAGAGGGGAGACACATGTCTCCCCTCTTTTTTTTGCCTGCTCTCATCCATGCTATTTCCCATGAATAGCGAAAGCACATTCCTTCGAGAGAAAATTCTTGAACACCTGTTCGGGCTGGAGGGCGGCTATGTAGACGATCCTGATGACCGGGGCGGCGAAACCAAATTCGGTATTTCGAAAAAAGCCTACCCCAAACTCGATATTAAAAATCTTACTCTTAGGCAGGCGTCGGCCATATACCTGCAGGATTACTGGGATGCCTGCCGCTGCGACGATATGGACGACATGATGGCGGTGCTGGTATTCGACGCTGCGGTGAATCATGGGGCGCGCCGCGCAGCCATGTTCCTGCAACGCCTGGTCAACAGCAAGATGGACGGCGTCATCGGCAACAAGACGCTGGCGGCCCTGCGCAAAAAGCTGATCGTCTATAGCGACCACGACCTTATGGTTGAATTCCTTGGCTACCGCGCCGAGTTTTACCACGGCATCGTACAGGGCGATTCACGCCAGGCAAAATTTCTACGCGGCTGGTTCAATCGCCTGTTTAAGCTGCAGCAGTTCATACTGGAGACATAGATGGAACCCTTAACCCTTGCTGTTGGATTAAGCAAACTGGTGCCATCCGTAATGCGTTGGTTCGGCAATGACGACGACGCTAAAACCGCCGATCAGATCATCGACGTGGCAAAAAAGGTCACGGGCGTCAACGATTCCCAGTCCGCCGTCGATCTGATCCATGACGATCCTGAGTTACAGCTGGAGTTCCAGCAGGCCATGCAGCCGGTGATCATCGCCCGATATGAGGCGGAGACCAAGCAGCTCGAATCGGTCAACGCCACCATGCGCGCCGAGTATGCAAGCAAGCGCTGGTTTATCGCCGGATGGCGTCCGTTCTTCGGTTACATCGTGGCATTGTCGTGGTTCATGCTCATGGTTGCTATCGGCGTGGTGATATTTACCAGCCCAAAAGAGGCACCGGCGATCATCGCCGCGATAGGCTCTCTCTCATTTATGTGGTCGATCGCCCTGGGTGTTCTGGGTGTGAGCGTTCACAAACGCAGCAAGGACAAGCAGCTTGCGGCCGGGCAGGCATCGCCACCAGGATTGTTATCAGCCATCGCGTCAAGGATCATGAAATAGCATGGATATGCGCCAGCCGGACAAGCTCGACGTGGCCAGTGAGATCGAAGAGGCCGAACGTTTGAGCGTTATCGAGCAGCACATTAACCGGCCAAAGCAGACACCCACGATCGTCGGTGGCCTGCGCCTATGTGACGACTGTGGCGATGTAATTCCGCCCCAGCGCATCGAAGCCTCGCCAGACTGCGTGCGCTGTATCTACTGCGAAACCGATCATGACAAAAAACAACTACATCGCGCGAGGCGCTAATGTCGAACCTGGAAAAAATTAACCGCTCGCTGGGCAACCTGGAAGGCAAGGTCGATTTTATCATCAGCAAAATGGAGCAACAGGATGCCGACGACAGGGCGTTCGATGAACGCCTGCGGCATACCGAGGTGAAGTCCGCCCGAAACAGCGTAATCGGTGGTGGCGTCGTATCGGTTGCCCTGATGTTCATTAAAGAAGTCGTAACAAGAGCAACCTCGGGGACTTAACGTGTGGCTTATCCAGAAGAAAAGAAGCTCGCCGTCCGCCGATCCTATGTCTACCAGCGCCTCTCGTTGCAGCATGCGGCGGACGTCAACGAGGTAAATTACCAGACCGCCCGTGCCTGGAAGCGTAAGGCCGCTGATGATGGGGACGACTGGGATACCGCTCGCACGGCGTCACGCATGGCCGGTGGTGGCGTCGGTGACATGACAGCCGAAGTCCTTGAGGACTTCGCTTTGTTATTTCAATCCACCATTACCGAACTGAAAGAGGGTGACTTTAATGCATTGCAAAAGGCCGAGGTGATCAGTCGGCTGAGCGATGCGTACACGAAGACCATGAAAGCCGCCGGTGGATCAAACCCGAAAATTGCAAAATTGTCCGTGGCCATGGAGGTGCTGGATGAGCTGGCCAAGTTCATTCGCAAGAACTCCCCCCAGGACCTTGAGCGGTTCGCATCGATACTCGATCCGTTTGGTCAGCATATCAGTCGGGTCATGAGTCATGCATGAGCGTGAATTCCTCGATGAGCTGGACCAGCTTTCGGTTTCGCTTCGGCAGTCCATCGAGGCATTTCACGCCGGGCTGGACGACAGTGAAGAGGCGATCAAAGCCAGGCGACGGCGCGTTTTATCGGGTGACTATCGGTTTTTTGCATACACCTATTTCCCCCATCACATTCGCGGTGAGCCGTCCAGGTTTCAGGACTTTTTTTGCGACCGCTTCCCCCAGTTGCTGAGCCGACCGGGCGGATGCAAGGAATTTTTCGTCGCACCGCGTGGCGAGGCCAAGTCCTCATTGTTGCCCAAGATCGGGCCGGTGTATATCGCTGTGCAGGCACTGTTGCAACGCCAAAAGGTGCGTGATGAGATCGGGCTGGATGAGGCGCCCAAGTTTCTCGATTACGTAGTGCTACTCGGTGCCGAGACCAAGCTGCCCACCAAACTGATGCAGGTGGTCAAAACCGAACTGGAATCCAACGCTATGCTGGCAATGGATTTTCCGGAAGTCTGCGGTCGCGGTCCGGTGTGGAAGGTAGGCGAGATAGTGACTCGTACGAATGTCAAGGTAGAGCCTTTCGGCGCTGAACAGGCGATACGCGGTACGTTCCACGGCTCATCACGGCCCAAGGTATTGATGCCTGACGATATCATCACAGACAAGGAAGCCAAGAGCCCGACCGAACGCGACAACCGCTGGCAATGGATGGAGGCGGCTGTTGATTACCTGGGTGATCCGGATGGCACGGTAAAGCTCATAGGTACAGGTACCATTCTTAACCGGGACGATCCGATTTCCCGTGCCAAACACAGCATTGGTTATGTCGTGCATCATTACAAGGCCATCGAGAAATTTCCTGACAATATGGAGCTGTGGGAGCAGTGCCAGGCGCTGATGCTCAACGACGACAAACGATTTGAGAACGAGCAAAAAGATGCTGCACCCGGTATGACAGACCTGCCCAGCTATCGTTTCTACCTCAAGCATAAGTCGGCCATGGATAAAGGGGCAGTTACATCCTGGCCTCAGGTGCGATCGCTCTACTACCTGATGCGCCAGCGTGCAAAGAATAAAAAGACCTTCGACACCGAAATGCAGGGCGATGCCCGCAGCGATGAAGACAAGGTATTTACCAACATCACCTACTGGGTGCAGCGACTCAGACACTGGATTTACTTCGGGGCCTGTGACCCGTCCATGGGAAAATCTGAAAAATCTGACCCTAGCGCCATACTGGTTGGCGGCTGGGACACCGAAAACAAAAAGCTGCAGGTGGTCCACGCCGATATGAAGCGACGCGTACCCAGCATGATTCTGGGCGACCTGATCGCCGTGCAGGGAGAGTTCAACTGTATGTCCATCGGCTTCGAAAACAATAACGCCTACGAGCATATGCGCGGCGATTTTATCGATCGTGCGCTGAGGGATTACGACACCCCATTGCCACTTTATGGTGTTACAGCCTCCGTCGATCGCGATATCCGCATCGGGTCGCTGGATCACTTTATCAATGATGCATTCAATCCTCGCATTTTGTTCCATGCGGCGCTGATTCAGCTGCTCGATCAGCTCGACACCTGGCCAGAAAAACAGGGTCACCACCACTACGATGGACTGGTTGCGTTAGAGATACTCTGGAAGATTGCGTCAACCAGGGCGGGAGGAGTACCCAAAATAGCAACATCGTCCAAGCGCAGAGCGCGCGATGCATACCGAGGTTACGATGGATAATCAAGACATTAAAAAAGCCGGCAAGAGTTCGCTGCGCAGTGAAATTGCGACCCGGCAGTCGGACCCGAATTTTTACGGGGCGCTGAGTTTCTTGCCTAACCCCGACACCGTGCTGCGCAAGATGGGGAAGAGCCAGGAAGTGTTCGATGCCATTGTGCTGGATAGTCATGTCATCGGTGACATTCGCTCCGTGCGATCAGGACTGCTTTCGTTCGAATATCGGCTGCAGGCGGGAGGAGAACAGCCGGCCGATCTCCAGGCGCTGGAGTTGTGTGAAAAAAGGATGGACGATCGGCCTGCACCAGGTATGCAGTGGTCGGATGTCATCTGGTCTATGGCCAGTGCGGTATTTCGCGGCTTGCGGGTACATGAAATCGTCTGGCAGCGGGAAGATCAGTTCCTGATACCGGGCCGCGTTCTAGACCGGCCCAACAGGCGTTTTGTCTTCAGCCCTGACAACGAACTGCGATTGCTTACACGTGACAATCTTGTGGAAGGTGATCCGCTGGCCGATTATAAAATGCTGCTCACGCGGCATATGCATACCTATGAAAACCCCTATGGTATTGCATTGTTCAGCGCCTGCTTCTGGCCCTATACCTTCAAGCATAACGGCTACAAGTATTTTGTGAAATTCTGCGAGAAATACGGCATACCCTGGGCCATAGGCAAGTACCCCCAGGGCACGCCGCGTGAAGACCAGAACGCACTGGCCGACCAGCTGGCCGATATGATCGAGGACGGTGTCGCAGCCATCCCGGATGACGGATCGGTCGAACTGTTGAGTGTTAGCAGCACCGGCCAGCAGCTTCCCCAGGAGCGCTTGATCCAGGCATGCAATAAGGAGATGTCCAAAGCGCTGACATCGCAGACCCTGGCGACCGAGATACAGGGCCAGGGCAGCCGGGCTGCGTCGCAAACCCATCGGGAGCGTGAGCAGTCGGTGAACCAGTCTGATCGACAGATCATTTGCGATACCTTCAATCAGTTGTTCGAGTGGATGACCCAGCTCAATTTCAAAGACGCCAGACCGCCGACCTTCGAGTTCTACGAAGAGGCAGAGGCCCGGCAGGAATGGGTAGATGTTATCGATAAAGCGAGAGGCTTTATTAATATACCCATCTCATTCGCTCATGAACGATTGCAGATTCCAATGCCTGAAGACGGTGAGGATGTATTGCCGCGTGCGGCAGCACCTGCGCCTGGGCCGACTGAATTCAGTCGCTGCCCCAACTGTGGCGGCACCCATGAGTTCAATGCCAAAGACGAAGAGCACATTAACAACCTGGTCGAACACGCCGCGCAGCAGGCAGACAAATTGCTCGCTGGCTTGCAGCAACCGATCAGGGATTTGCTGAAGAAGGCCAATACCGTCAGCGAATTCCGCGACGGCCTGGAAGGCATCATCCCGGAAATGGATGAAACCCAGTTGGGTGAAATGACCGCCATGGCGCTGATGACCGGCCTGCTCAACGGCATGCACCAGACAAAGGAGGATGGGTAGATGAAAGAAAGTTTTAACGTGGCACGTTCAGCTGACGCACCAATGTCCGACGCGGCCCGTGACTATGTGAGTTCACAGTTCTCGGGGCCGCTGTCGAGGGCGCCGTTTTCCAAACCTGATCCAGGCGAGCTGAAATGCTGCAAATGTGGCCTGACGCGCGTATTCGACAAGTCCAGGTCATATGAGGATCAATGCGACTGCTCGCATCCTGATTGCCTGGGCCAGATGTTCTGTAACAAGTGGCCATCGTGGCGGGATGGGTAACATGTTCGCAAAACTATATGAATCGAACATCGGGCAAATACTTGTCAAACTCGATGAAGGTGACAAAGGCCCGGAGGTCAGGTTTTATTTTAAACCGGATTTACTGGGCGTCTGTTCACTGGCGACACAATTCGATGATACGGATTCGGGATGGCAAAAGGCTGAGTCATTCTTTCAGAAAGTAGACTATGAAGCGGCCTATCGTATTGCTTCCGAAACATTAAATAAAATAGGAGAAACCTATGTTTGACTGGATACTTAATTTCCAATTCAACAGCCTGCTAGGCGTATTTCTATATTGGCTGCCGCTCGGCTTCTGCACCTATGGCTATTTAATCAGCACCTGGGAAGATTACCGCCGCGATATCAAGGCTCGCGATACTCATGCCACTTACTACCCACAATTAACCATTGGTGATGTGGTTGGCCGTATCTTCGTTGCTGTGGCACCTGTGATTAACCTGCTTGCTGCAGTATTCGATGTAGCGCCGACGGTCTTCGGCAGGTTTTTCAATTGGTGCGGAAGGGTACTAAACCAGCCTCTGGTTCCAGATAGGAAATGAAATCGGAGATGCTCCGTTTGACTTAATACCAGGTAGGAGCGGGAAAGATGCCGACAGGGGATAGCGACACGGATGTCCATAGCACTGCCCCGGTGCTTGAGGCAAAACCGCTCCATTCACTTAGGCCGGGTGACTGGATTAAATTAGACGCAGGAAATCCCGGCTGAAGGAGGTACGACTATGTTAAACATCGAGGTGCATGTGGAGCGGATCAGCAACGGTTTTATTGTGACTGGGAATGACAGCACTAAGACCAAGCGATACTTTCCCAGCATGGAGGACTTTGTGAAATCGGAAATACTGGAAGCGGCAAAAGAGGAAGACCGGTATTTCCGTGAATACGCCGCAGATGGCGTGGAGTTCGATATTCGTGCGGTAACCAGCCCGCACCAGAGTTGCGCCGATGACCGCAGCAAGGAAGGCACCAAACTGGAGTGAATTGGTATGCGAATTCTACATCTGACACTGAAAAAGAAATGGTTCGACATGATCGCCAGTGGCGAGAAGCGCGAAGAGTACCGCGAGATAAAACCGTATTGGACTCGCAGGATAGCTGAGCCTGGTACTGACTACGACGCAGTGAAGTTCCGCAATGGATATCGGCCAGACTCGCCCACAGTGACGGTCGAGCTGGAGGGGGTGTTTTCCGGCATGGGTCGCCCGGAATGGGGAGCGCCAAACCAGCGCGTGTACATTCTGCGCCTCGGCGATATTTTAGGCGCATAACAGTTTGATAGATAACCTGATGGGCACGTAACAATGGCTGATATCGATATAGGCTCTGTCCCCTTTACTGAGGCGATCGATTACTTCAAGGGCAAACTGAACCTGCCGTCGGCATACTGGAACGAACTCTCAGCAGAAGTTCATGCCAAGGCGTTCACCGTGGCCGGAGCCACCAAGCTGTCGCTGGTGGATGACCTGAGGGTGGCCACAGAAGATGCTGTCCGCAATGGCATATCCATCGGCGAGTTTCGCAAGCAGTTCGACGACATCGCCTCCCGCCACGGCTGGGATTACAAGGGCAATCGCAGCTGGCGCACGCGAGTCATCTACGACACCAACCTGCGCACCGCCCACATGGCAGGTCGCTGGAAACAGCTCCAACGCACCAAGGCCCGCCGACCCTATATGCAGTACCTCACCGCCGGTGACCAACGTGTTCGCCCGGAACACCAGGCCTGGAACAAGCTAGTGCTGCCCATCGATGATGTTTTCTGGATTACCCACTACCCACCGAACGGCTGGGGCTGCCGGTGCACAGTGCGCACCTTGTCTTTACGGCAGATCAGGCGAGAGAAGCTGGATATAGACCAGGCGCCGGCCATCAAGCGAACCGATCGGGTCAATACCCGCACCGGCGAAGTGTTCAAACAGGTGCCGGAGGGCATCGACCCAGGATGGGATTACAATGTCGGCAAGGCCTGGCAGGGTCCGGATACGGCCCTGGGTGAACACATCATGCGCATGCCCGATGGACTCCGAACCCAGGCGCTGGCCGATGCCCAAAATCTGGTGCCGCACCTGGCCAGGGAATTCAGCCCCTGGGCAAACCGGCTCATCAAGCGCAAGCGCCCCCTGGGGGAAATTAAAACCATTGGCTATATTGGCCCCGAGCTGGTTTCACAACTTGCCCAGCGAGAAAAGCTGCCGGTATCGGCCCTGATCACCGCCACCGACAAGGAAGTGATGCACATGCTGCGTGAGGCCAAGGATGGCAAACACCTCCCGGTCGACATGATCCGCAACCTGCCCAATGTGATCGGCTCGCCAAAGGCGGTTCTCTGGGATAAACGCAATCCGGCCCTGCTGTATGTATTCGATCCGCCAGGTGACACCAGGAAGGGCAAAGTGGTCATCCGGGTGAACTACAAGATAAAGGCGCGGGGCGCCGATTCGCAACGCCACAGCATTACGACCAATAGCCTGAGGACCGGCGGCCTGGTAGACACCAGTAACTTGAAGGATGAATCGTTCTATGAAGTGATTGAAGGAAAGCTGTGATGCGTTGGGGGTACGCCACCTTCCCCGTAGGGGTATCGGCTCTCGCCGCTTACCCAACCGGACCGGCGATTTCCCGGTTGCCTGCATCACAGCCCTATATCAATGATAATAGAATCGGCCTTTAAAACAACCATTAAACCGATTTAACCGGCTTTTAGTGGTAATTTAATAGATCATTATTACCAGTATTTCGGCTATTTATTACTGGTAATTTTTGCTTTTTTTATGTTTTTTGTCTCATTTCATATGTAAAACAGATTTCAGGCCTGAATCCCGGAAAGGCCGCCACAATGAGCTTTTCGCCGTTTTTTTTCGTTTTTGGTTTATCTCATTTCTAACATCCCCCCACACTTGGGGCGGCATTTTTTTGGTTACTTTTTTGTTGCTGCAGACAAAAAAGTAACTCGCCAGCGGGCGAAACCCGATGCCTGCAAATAGAAAACACGAAAACCACAAAGAACAACTCCAGAAACGAAGAAAAGGCTCCGACAAAAATCTAAATCAGTAT